AATAAAATAATACAAAGATCTGAATTATCCAAACTTATTAATATGGCTCAAAGTACAACAGATGTTATAATTAAAAAAGCAGCTAATGGAAAATATCATAAAAAATTAATAGAATTAAATATTATTATAACTAAAAAAGAAGGTCAATCGACTATCGAAAGTACTTCAAATGAAGGTAAATGAGTAGAGTAGAATAATTTTGAAATAAATTATTCGAAGCGCAAAGCATCCTTAAATAGGGATGATGATATAGTCAGTGTAATAAATGGATCTCGATTATGCAGTACAACCAAATTTTAACTGTTGCGTATTTGATTTAAAAGATATGTTAGATAATGGAACAGTTATTAATGGAAATATGGTAGAATCACCTAAATCTTTCCAAGTCGCTTGTACTGTAACAACTCAGATTATACAGTCCGTTAGTAGCGGACAATATGGAGGACAAAGTGTTTCTGGAATAGACGAAATTCTTGCTCCGTATCTTAAAAAATCTTATGATAAATATTTGGAATTTTTTAAAAACGAAGAAAATAAAGAATCTTTAGCAGAAAAAATGATGCTTAAAGAATTAAAAGATGGAATTCAAACAATTCAATATCAAATTTTAACATTAGCAGGTTCCAATGGTCAATCACCATTTGTCACTTTAGGATTATATTTTAATCCTAAAGGAAAATTTTCTAAATATGCAGCTTTAATTTGCAAAGAAATATTAGAACAAAGATATGCTGGTGTTAAAAATTCTGATGGAATTCCACAAACACCAGTATTCCCTAAATTAATTTATATGTTAGATGAACATAATGCTAAACCAGGTTCTAAATATTATTATTTAACAAAATTAGCAGCAAAATGTACAGCAAAAAGAATGTATCCTGATTTTATTTCTGCAAAAATAATGAGAAAACAATTTGATGGAGAATTATTCTTTCCAATGGGCTGTAGGAGTTTCCTATCTAATTGGATTGATCCAGATACTGGAAAATATAAATGGGCCGGAAGATTTAATTGTGGTGTTGTATCTTTAAATTTACCGCAAATAGCAATTTTAGCCAATAAAAATATTGATAAATTTTGGTCTTTATTGGATGAAAGATTAGAAATGTGTCATAAAGCTTTGAAATTTAGACATGATTTATTATTAGGAACTATTAGTGATGTGTCACCAATCCATTGGCAACACGGTGCTATTGCACGTTTAAAACCAGGAGAAGTTGTTGATAAGTATTTAAAAAATGGTTATTCTACCTTGTCTTTAGGTTTTGTTGGCGTATATGAAGCAGTATTATCTTTAACTGGTGAAACTCATACTAAACATCAAGATTTAGCATTAGAAATTGTTAGACGAATGAAGCAAAAAACAATTGATTGGAATAAAGAAGAAAATCTTGGTTATGGTTTATATGGTAGTCCTGCAGAATCTTTAATTTCTAGATTTGCTAAAATTGATAAAGAAAAATTCGGTGATATCAAAGGTATTACAGATAAAGGTTATTATACTAATAGCTATCATGTTTTTGTTGGTGAACAAATTGATGCATTTAAAAAATTAGATTTTGAAGCACCATTCCATGAATATGCTTCTGGTGGATGCTTAAGTTATATTGAAATGCCTAATATGGAACATAATTTAGATGCAGTAGAAACATTAATTCAATATATTTATGATCATGTTAGATATGCTGAATTTAATACTAAATCTGATTATTGTAAAAATTGTGGATTTGAAGGCGAAATCATTTTCGATAAAAATCATAAATGGACTTGTCCTAAATGTGGTAATCAAGACCAATCTAAAATGACTGTAACAAGACGTTCATGTGGGTTAAAATAAAGGCTCACGTTAAATCATCTATATGCGGGAACTCCCTTAGAGAATTGACTACTAAATTATTATAGTGATATAATAATGGCTGAAGTAATTATTCAGGTATAGTAAAAAGGTTAATTATTGGGTAATCCGCAGGGAAGATTCTTTTTACTTAAAAGAATAACCCTCAACGACTACCATGGTGAAAATATTATTATGATTAAAGAAATTGAAAATTTTACAGGTTATTATATAGAAGATAATGGCACTGTATGGTGCAACCTTGGAAAAGGATGCAGAAATAAAGATAAAAGAAAAGATTTTTATTCTTTAAAAAGCAGAAAATTACCAAATGGATACTTAAGAGTATATATGAGAAGAGACTCTGATAATAAAAGAGTTGACATGTATATTCATAGATTAGTTGCAATAGCTTTTATTCCGAATCCAGAAAATAAAAAATTTGTAAATCATATAGATACGAATAGAGAAAATAATTCTGTTGATAATTTAGAATGGTGTACATCAAAAGAAAATAATCAACATTCTATTAATCTTGGTCATTTATGTAGAAATGAATCTAATGGAAGATTTTATTCTGGATTAGATAATAATATTTAATGTATAGTCTACTCCGCTAAAAAATATCGGGAAACCGACGGTATAAAGGATTTAGGAAGTAACTTCTGGAATGAAGGTCGTACTAAAGAAATTCAATCCAGAGTTCTTCATATTTAAAAATTTTATTATAAGAGTCACAATTTTATATTGTGACTCTTTTTATTTAAGGTGATTATATTGGCCGAAAATTTTATAGAATTACTTCTTAAAGATTATAGAACTCTTAAAGAAACTAAAAAACAATTAAAAGAAGATTATACTCTTATGGCTCAGCAAATAATTGATTTAGAAATGAAATTAAGAACTGAAATTAGATATCAACAAGCTGAAATTAATCATTTAAAGTTTGTAATTGATGATCTTAAAATTCAATTGTATAATAAAGGAAATAATTAATGGCTAAAATAATTGTATTAGATGGTGGCGATGGTTGTGGTAAAGCAACTCAAGCTAATTTATTGGTGAATAAACTAGCGCACGATGGTTATAATGCTCATTTATTAAGTTTTCCTAACTATCAATGTGAATCCTCTTCATTAGTTAAAATGTATTTGAACGGCGACTTTGGTAATCATTCAGATATTAAACCAGAAGTAGCTAGTTTATTTTTTGCACTCGATCGTTATGCAACATTAATGAAACAATGGCAACATATTTTAGATCAAGACGATGCCATTATTATTTGCGATCGATATACTACTTCTAATGCTTTATATCAAATGATTCGTTTTGAAGGCAGACAACAAAGTCAATTTATTAAATGGCTTCATCAAATGGAATATGATCTTCTTGAAATTCCAAAACCAGATTTAGTTGTATTATTAAGTTTACCTATTAAAATTCGTACTAAATTATTAAATGAACGCACTGGTAAAACTGGTGGTAAAAGTACTGATATCCACGAATCAGATATTAATTATCTTAATAAAGTAGATAAAGCATATAATTCTTTAAGTAAATATTATAATTGCATTAAAATTAAATGTAATAAAGGGAATGATATTTTGGCGCCAGATCAAATTCATTTCCTTATTTATGAACAATTAAAAGAAAGTAGTATATTAAATGGATAATTCTAATAAAGTATATCTATTATATATAGAAGATAAATTAGAATCAGCTTGGTATAATGAAGAAAATATGTTATCAGAATATCAAGATCTTTTAGATAATGGATATACCGAAGAAGAGGTATATTATAAAACATGTTATATTAATGACTTTAATGAATAGGAAATAATATGAATTACGGTCAAATTAGAGAATATGATATTGCTAACGGATTAGGAATTCGTGCTACTTTATTTGTTACAGGATGTAGTCATCATTGTAAAGGATGCTTTAATCAAGAATATTGGTCACATACAGCTGGTGAAAAGTTCACAAGAGATGTGGCAACTCAATTAAAAGATTATCTTAAGCATCCTCAAGTAGCTGGGTTAACTATTCTTGGCGGAGAACCATTTGAAAATGTTGAAGGTCTTTGCAATTTTATTGATTCTTTCAAAAATGAAAGCTGGTTCAAGAATAAAGATATTTGGTGTTATTCTGGTTATACTCTTGATCAGATCATTAACGATGAATTAAAAACTCAGCTATTAAAACGTATCGATGTATTAGTCGATGGTAAATTTGTTGAAGAGCTAAAAGATCCGTCTTTAAAGTTTAGAGGATCGTCTAATCAAAATATTTATAAAATTAAATATGATGGAAAAACAATTAAGGTTGACGAATACTTAGAATTGCTTTAAAATAAGAAGGTGATTTATTATGGGCTTAAAATCAGTGGTTAAAAAAGTGATTTGGCGTATCGATGATATGTATCACGATATTACGTTAACTCCTAAAAAAGAATGGGAAATTGCAAGACTCAAACGAGAACTTGAAGCCGAACGAGCTAAAAATAAATTTCCATATATTAATCGCACACAGCCATAATGATGGTAATATTTAATATAGTGCGCAGGTGAAAGTGAGTCGTGCCAATAAAATAAGTGGTGGGCCGACTGCGCACTTGTTTATTTATGAACAAAAGGATTATTATGAATAACGCATTAGAAAAAGTTACTAAAAGATTTAAAGATGTAATTATTAGCGAAAAAGATCACTGTACTCGTGTTATTGTAACTGAAAATAATCGCCAATTATACATCGATATTTATCAAGATGTTGTTCTTGCCTTTGATGGTATTAATGAACAGATTGAATTGAAAACGGAAGAAGAATTAGATAATTATCTAGCTTCTGTATAAATCATGAAAGATTATCTATTTATATTGTCGTTAGTAATTTCTTTATCGCAATTAATAGAATGGAAATATAATGTATTAGGTATGCTTAATTCTGTATTTTATTCTTTTGTAGTTACTACGATAATTTATGTATTAATTTATATGTACAATAGATATAAAAGGTAAAGAAATGCTAACTAATTGGGAAAAAACTTTTCCTGGTCAAATTATTAAATATAATAATAAAAAGTATGTTTTTATTTGCATCGAAGATTCTAATATGATTAAAATTCAAGATGTTAATTCATTAAAAGAATATATTGTAGAATCTAGCGATTGTATTCCTTTGTCGGATCTAGGTGACGAAACAGACTAAGCCTTTTGGCGTCCGTTTTTATCGAGGTGAACTGTCCCCATCCTGGGGCCATTCACCTCTTTTCTCTTTTCTTATTTAATGTTATAATATTCATGTGAAGTAATATTTTTACTATTTATTTTAACGAGGTTTCATAAATGAAGAAATACGTAACGTATTCTCCTGACGAAATCTTATTTTTTTGTGAAGATCCTAAAGATAAAATTGTATATTCTATCTTAGATTTAGATAAAACAGAAACAGAACTTGTTGAACAATTCTGCTCTGATTTATCTTATGATCATAGTAAAGCATATACAATTCTTGCAAAAAATGGAATTATATCTAAAGAGTTTGCAAGTTTAAAATTAGCTGTACTAATTCAAGATCTTCAAAAAGAATTAGATAAATTACTGGAGGATTAAATGAGAAGATTTGAAGTTGTTTCGCGCTGTAAAGATATGAATGTAGAACTTCCGAAACGAAAAACAAAAAAATCGGCTGGTTACGACTTTTTTGCTGTCGAAAATTTTACATTATATCCTAATAAATTATGTATTATTCCGACTGGTGTTAAAGCATATATGGAAGATGACGAAGTATTATATTTACATATTCGTTCTTCTGTAGCATTTAAACGTGGTGTTAGAATGTTAAATTCTATCGGTGTAATCGATGCAGATTTTGTTGATAATCCTGATAACGAAGGCGAAATTTCTTTGGGCTTACTATCCCATAATGACGATATTGTTCATATTCAAAAAGGTGAACGTATTGCACAAGGCGTTTTTCATAAGTTTTTAATTACTGACGATGACGATGCAGAAGGTAAACGTGTCGGCGGTATTGGAAGCACCGACAAATAAATAGTATTTTAAAAGCAGTATAATACTATTTATACTGCTTATTTTTATGTTACGAGGTAAACATGCCAGCAACTAATTTACAAAAAGTATGTAAACGCGCTATTGAATCTTATCAAGATCTCAATATGTATAAATTAAATATCGTGCTTTACTTTATGAACAAATTACACGAATTCAAATTAAACGAACCATTTTTTACTGAAGAATTTAAATTCGATGACGAAATGGGTCCTTTTTTGGATGAAGTGAAAGAGGCTTACGGTCAATATAACTTATATAATATTCCGGAATTCGGAGCTAATAATATTTTTGACGAAGAATATATCGTTACATTAAATGAAAAAAATGAAATTGCTACCGAAGACGATAAGAAGACACATGAAATTGTTGTCGATTGGAACCAAGATGGTACATATACAGAAATGGATATGTCTTTCGATAAACAGGTGCAAAAAGATATTTTCGAATTTATTAAAGCTTCTATGGAACCATTAGAAACTACTGGTCTTTTATATTTCTATGAGAATTCTAAAGATCCGAAACAAAAAGTCGAATTGTTTTTATCCGATAAATTAGCTGAATATTTAAAAGTTAAACAAGCCGGGTTCCCTGAACCAGATAAATCAAAACAAATTAAAACTATTGATCGAGACGATAGTGAAAATCAAATTACTGAGGAAGAGGTACTAGCTAGATTAAATCGAGCTAAAAAACCTTTGTAATATATAAGGTTGAAGGAGGCTCGAAATGGCTGATAAAAAAGAAACAGATTTATCTAAACGAGAATCTGAATTGGTAGAATTGCTCGATAAGTTCGTTCAACAATATAACTCTTGGGGTTATACTGAAGACGGGCAATTATTATATGATAAAGCAATGCATATGTTAGCAACAGATCATGCTATTTATGCACGTATGCCGATTATTTGTAAAGGCGAAAATTGTATTTATAAGAATGATCCTTTACATAAAGCCGGTATCGTTAAAGTTGGTGAACCATGTATTTGTGAAACAACTTTAATTGCATCTAAATTTGCACAATACCAAGAAGAATTTAAATTAGATGAATCTTCCTATACAGACAAAGTATTAGTTCATGAACTAATTACATTAGACCTTCTTATTTCTAGAGCTATGCAGTATATTAATAACAAAGATTATGAACCTGTAGTCGATGTTGTTACTAATATTACTGAAACAGGTCAGGAAATTACTCAACCTATGGTTTCTAAAGGTATTGAATTATATACTAATTTAGTTCAAAAACGAGATAAAGTTTTTGAATTATTGTCTGCTACACGTAAAGATAAAATTAGAAATAACGTTGATTCTCTTGACCATGATACGGCTCTTATTAATAGTTTGGCCGATGATAGTTTCTTTATCTCACAACAAGAAATCGAGGCAGAAAGAGATTCGAGGTTAAAATAGTATGGGTTTTCCTGCTAGCGCTATTATTAGGGGCGCTAAAGGAGCCGGATTAAAAGGCTCTAAAGCAGTAGCTACAAAATTAAATGGTGCTATCGATCATACTTCGACAACAAAAGCATTATTTGATTTTGCTAATGCTAGAAGTATGAATCAAAGTTCTTTTATGAGGACTATCGATCCGTCTTTTACTGTTAGCCGAGGCATAAAAGCTGCCGAAAATAATTTTGGTCTTGGCAATTCTGCAAGAGCAGCATATTTAGACGATGCATCTTTTGCTCGTTATCAAGAAAAATTTGCTAACGATGCTTTTAGAAGTAGATTTTCTTCTAATAATACTGAAGAAGCAATGCAAGCAAGTAAAGAACTTGATGATTTCTTCAGTGCAAAAGATACGAATTATGACAAAGCTCGTGCATTATGGCAAGGTGTGGCTGGTGTTTCTACTGCATATCGTGTAGCTACAGGAGGCGGTGTATACCGTGATAAAAACGGTGAATTTAATATTATTGGCGTTCCTGGTATTTAATTATGGGTGCTATATTTAATACAGGCAAAAAGCTTGTTAATAAAATTAGTACACATCTTAATGCACCTAACTATATAAAGAATAGTAATGTTATCCACGATATTAAAGATACTGCAGTTAAAGCTGTTAATACAGTGGATAATCAAGCTAAACAAGCAGTATCTAATACGGCTATTATAACTGAAAAACAATATGGTACTAAATATATGCCTGGCCACGACACTATGAATTCTATATTCAGTGGTGGTAACGATTATATAAAAGTAAAAAATCCAGATAGTTATCAATTAGATAAACATTACGGATTGACTAATTATGGCTGGGGCGTTACTGGTGGATTATTAACATTAGGAGCTGTAAATAATACTGGAGAAGCGATTGGCGATATAAATTCGACAGATCATATTGGTTCAATCGGTACTGTTACTCCAGTTAATCCTATTCAATCTGCTAGTAATAATTTAACGCCGGTAAATGCTTTTGATAATATGGGCGCATCAGGCGATATTAATTTTGCATTAAGACGAAATAATATTAAAGCACCAGGTACATTATAATGGGTTTATTAAATTTAGGTAGCAAAGTTGTTGGCGGATTTAAAACTGCAGCCGGTGAAGGTGCAAGAGCAGCTGGTAAAACTACGGCTGGTAAAATGCTATGGGAAAATAAAACCAACTTAGCATTAAGTTCTGGTTTTAGTTATATGACATATGACGATGCATTAAATGAAGGTAAGACTAAAAGCGAAGCTTTAGGTGAAGCCGCATTTACTTTAGGAACAACAGCGTTATTGGGTCCTGTAGCTGGCATCGGAATGGATTTATTATATCATGCTGGCCCTGTTATGGTTGGTATTGCTAATGATTTAGCACAACAAGGAAGACAACAGGTTCAACAATCATATCGTCCTTTTTCATGGACTAATCCAGTTAATTCCCAACAATATGCTACGATGAGACAAGCAGGAATGGCTCTTGCTCAACAATCTCAATATAGTTTACAAACAACTATGATGGGACAAGAAGGCAAAGCGTTCCATAAATAAAATTTATGGCACAAAAAGATTATTCCATTCAGGAATTAATGAGAATGCCTTTAGAAGAATTAGTTAAATTAGATTATACTAAATTATCTAAAGAAGGCAAATTAGTTGTTATTAAGAGAGACCCAGTCATGTGGGCTAAATCTTTTATCCAGATTTATAATATAGATTTAGATAAATACGCTCCGTGGTCTCCTCGTTGGTATCAAGCTGAAATGCTTCGAGATCGCTCACTTCGTAAAGTATTCCGTTGTGGTCGTCGTTGTGTTGCAGATTGGTCTGAATTACAAGATCCATATACTGGCGAAATAAAAACTGTAAAAGAATTATTAGATACAAATCAGAATTTCTCAACATTAGCACTCGACGATAATTATCAAGTCGAAGTAGTGGATAGTTGCTCAATAATGGAAAATGGTATTAAACCATTATATCGTGTAACGACACAAACTGGTCGTCAAATTGACGCAACAGATAACCATCCATTATTAACAGCATTAGGTTGGCAAGAAATTAAAGATTTGACTGTCGGAGAATACATTGGTATTCCGACGAAATTAAATTATTTTGGTGACAATAGCATAGAAGAAACTGAATTAAAATTACTAGCTCGTAAGATTAATAAAGATAAATCTTCTGAAAAAACGTTACCAAAAGAAATATTTACTTTAAATAAAGAAGCAATGTCTATCTTTGTTTCAGAATTAATTCTCGATGCTTTTGATACGACAGAAAATAAACCAGTCGAGATGTTATATCATTCTTGTTCTCGTAAATTAGTAAAACAATTATCACATCTTTTATTAAGATTTGGTATTGTTACTAAAATAGAACAAGAGGATGATAAATATTCTTTAGGTTTTAATTCGAACAAACTATATCGAAAAATTAGAAATAAATCTCGATCTCGAGCAATGTACTGTATTTATCATTCGTATAAATATCAGCAAGTATCCGAAACTTTAAATCAATTATTTTTAGGCGAGATGAAATTAAATCCTCTCGACAAAAAAGATTTTAAAAAAGTAGAATTCGGAAGATTATCGATCGAAGAATTTTTAAAATCGAGACCATTAAATAAAAATGAAGCAAGAGAATTTGCTAATTTATTTAAATATGAAAGTATCGAAGATATATTATATGGTGATATATATTGGGACAAAATTGTTTCGATAGAATATCTTGGTGAATATCCTACGTATCATATTAATGTGCCAGGATATCATAATTTTATATCGGACGATATTATTTCACATAATACAGGCAAAACAGAAACAATGGTAGTTGAGGCGTTATTTAATGTATTTACTCGCCGCAACTTTATCCACATGTTCGTTACACCTTATCAATCACAAGTTCGAATGATATTCGATAATATCCGTCAGAAAATTGATAGCTCTGCCTTAATTAAACGAGAAGTAACTAGATCTACTACTAATCCATTTTTATTAGAATTTTCTAATGGATCTAAGATAGTAGGTTTTACTACTGGTGCTGGTTCAGGTATGAGTGCTGCTTCAATAAGAGGGTGGCGTGCCGATTCCGGTTGGAGGGAATATTTGATATTTTAAAAATAAAATTCCATCCAACATATAAGAGTCCACAAAATTAATTTTTTGTGAATGCAATTGAATTGCTGGAAAGTCCTTAGAGCCTTTAATACCGAAGTGTAACAATTTAAAGGATTGGATAATCAGCAGCGAAATCTTATTTTTTTTAATAAGAGACGTTCAACGACTATCCCTTGGCTCGCGCTTTAAAAATGAGCAATAGGAGTACGGCCTAAGTAGGTGGGTGAGAATCCCTTAAATGGAAGTGGTTGCCTTTAGTTATTCACTAAAGAAGATATAGTCTGGACTAATGTGAAAGCATTAGAAGGGTTTAACGGAAACGGTTAAATTCGCAACAAATCGTGGATATCACTTGATGAAATGGATTATATGGGTGAAGGCGATTTCGATACTGTATACGCTCTTTGTATGGAACGTGATACTATCGGAATGACATGCTCATCTACTCCAACTGGTAGACGATCTAAGTTCTACGAAATTTGCGTAAAAAAAGAACTAGGGTTAAAATAAAATTTTAGGTTTTTTATAACAATTCCATCCATATTATAGTAATATATAGTTATAATTATTTTATATATACTT